TGGTTCATTGATGAGATTACGGAATACTATTTCCAACGCGATGGTAGCGATGAGACAACTGATAAACCAGTTGATCGCAACGATCATGCTATGGACATGTGGAAATATGCAATGAGCAATCGACCACGGCTTGCTCGGTATACTGGTAAACCAGATGCTGTGCCAGGATGGATGGCGTGGCATGAGATTGAACGTGCACAGCAACGTGGTCCTAAAGCGAGGCACAAATGATCGACCTACTCGTATCACTGCTTATTCTCATAATCGTGTTTGGCCTGATCTATTGGGTCATCACGCTCATACCGTTGCCACCACCGTTTGCACAGATTGCACAGGTTGTGATCGCAGTGATCTTATTGATCATACTGCTTAGCATGTTGACTGGTGCTGTTCCACCAGTTGGTAGGTGGCGCTGATGGCAGGCAACTATGACCGAGAGATACGCAAGGCGATGGGCATAGAGGATGCACCCGATGCGTTGCCTCCAACCATGTTTAACGAACCAATGCAAACTGAATCTGCTGGCATACCATCACAAGCGATACAAGATGAATACACAGCAAGACCAACGGTTGATTGGGATGAAATACTTAGACAAGCAACAGCACCTAATGGTTTCACATCAGGGATGCGTCCTTCCGCATTGATGGAGGATCGACGTAATGAGTCTTGGACTGCTGAGGCATTACGTGAAGTTAGTCGCGTTCTTCACGGTGGAATAAGAAGACAAGGACCAGCCCAATGAGCGGTAGTTTCGAACAAGATGATCCACAACTTGAACTCGATACGGGTGTTGATCCGTTAGAGCAATCGCTTGTTCAAGCTGATGTTGGTTTGCCTGCTGAAGCGGAACCACCTGCTGTTTACAAAGCTATGCCTGACTCGCGCATACCTGTGTCTAGCAAACGCGGTGGTGTGTGGCGCAGTCGGCGTGATGCAAGTCAGAAGGGCATGAAGGATCTGATTGATGCATGGGATGAGGCTATTCGTTACTATAACCATGATCAGTCTGATCACCGTGATGGCACCGATGCTAATGTTGCTGGCAATCGCCACGTGGCTCGTAGGCTAAACGAACGCTTCTCGTCTACTGAGAACATCGTGTATTCGAATGTCAATGCACAGCTTCCTGAGTTGTATGCGAAGAACCCAATCGTATCGGTAACGGCTCGACCAAGTGCTGATGCACTTGCAGATGAGAAAGGTGATGCATTCGCACGTGCTGTTGAGAAGCTGGTCGATGCACTGTTCAGGATGAAGTATGCACCTGGTGTAAACATTAAGCCAAAGGCTAAGCGCAATGTGATTGTTGCATTGCTTACCAACTGTGCATGGTTCGAAGTCGGTTATACACAGAAGGACAAGAGCAGTGAACAAGCTGCTGCTGATCTACAGGCGCTATCTGATAAACTGGCGAAAGCGAAAGATGATAAGGAGATACGCGAGGTTGAGTCGGCACTGGTTGCGCTAGAAGAGAAGATTGAGTTTCTGCAACCGAGTGGACCATATGTGCGTATCAGGTTGCCACACCAAGTATTGGTTGATCCGAATAGCAGTGATCCTGCTGGTAATGATGCCAACTGGATGATGGTAGAGGATATGCTACCGACTGAATATATCAATGCCATCTATGGTGAGAAGAATCCAGACAAGGATGAGGTAACAAGCATATTCGAACCATCACATGTGTTGACTGGTGGTGGAGGTCCTGGTGATGACAAGGAATTTAGCCTGTTCACTAAGAAGGACAATGCCTATTCAGCCTATGGCTTTGATAGTGCAGATCAGTTTGACAAAGCGTGCATGACTAAAGTCTGGTACGTGTGGGACAAGGTAACACGCCGACTGGAGATGTATGCGGATAATGATTGGAAATGGCCCATATGGGTATGGGATGATCCATATGGATTGCAGGGCTTCTTTCCATTCAGCAAGTTGTGGTTCCATGAGAATCCTGTGGCTATGTATGCTAAAGGTGAAGTCAGCTACTACTTGGATCAGCAAGATCAGATCAATGAGATCAACGATGAGAAGCGTCGTGCGCTGTTATGGGCCAGACGCAATATCTTCTACAATCCTGAGAGTGGGATTACGCAGGAGATTGCTGATCGCATACTCAAGGGACCAGATGGAACTGCTACACCAATTAAGATACCCGAAGGTGTGAAGCATGAAGATATTATCTTCAGCATACCGCCTCCAAGCACTGCGTTTGTTCCACTGTTTGACAAAAAGGATTTGTATCTGAGCGTGGATCGCATCGCTGCAACCAATGAGGTTGAACGCGGTGGTGAGTTCAAAACCAATACGACGAATAAGGCCATCGACTACTATAGTACACAGGGCAACATGCGTATGGACATGCGCCTGGATGCAATCGAGGATGCACTAGGTGATGTTGGATGGAAACTGGCGCAGATGTGCCTCAAGTTCATGGATACTCAAACAGTTAATGAGCTTACTGGCCTGGACGTTACTGAGTTTTGGCGTCCTCTGGATAATCTACGCGATTTTGCTGCATTTTCTGTTCAGGTGGTTGGCGGATCAACCCAGAAGTTGACCACACAACAGAAGAAACAAGAAGCTGTGCAGATTGGTCAGGTCATGGCGCAGTATGTGCGTGCTGCACCAGCTAGTGCATTGAAGGTCTCGCTGAAGATGATGAGCGAGGCATTCGATAATTTCGTGGTTAGCAAAGAGGATTGGGATAGCATAGCTGCTGAAGTGCAGATGATGGCGCAATCACAGCAAGGTGGTGCGCCTGGACAACAAGGTAGTGCGCCTGGGCAACCTCCTGTTGGCGGTGATGGAGCAGCGTCCACGTCACCACCCGGTGCACCACAAGCAGGTGGTGGTATGCAAGTTGCGGCGCAAGTTGTTCAGGCATTGCAACAGCTACCACCGCCTGTGTTACAAGCTATTGGTAGTGCACTACAGCAAGGCATTCCACCAGCCGAGATATTTAGACAGATGTTGCAATCGCAAGGTAGCAACGGACCACAAGGAGCAGCAGCATGAATAATAACTTCGATGATATTATTCGTCAAGCACTTCAGCAGAATGTGCAGAAGGTGGACGTGCGTAAATTCCCACCTATGCAACCGTTGTTGCAAGACAATGGACCACAGCAGGAATATCCTGATTATGACGGCGTTGAGAAGCCATACCTGAATGGGCCATTGCACTGGCGTGTGTTGCCTGTGCCCGTGTTTCCACCGATGATTGGTCCACACAACGACGCAAATCTTGGTTCAGCAATAGTAAGGGGTTAGCAAATGAGCGGATCGACAGAAGACGGTATCCTCAGTAGCATACCGGACATCCATGATGAGCCAGATACCAGCACGGATACGAGTGCGGACGTTGGTGGTAGTTCACAACCAAGTGGTGGTGGACAAGAAGGTGGCGGCACAAGCAGTGCAGCGCCAACACAAGACGGCAACCAACAGCAACCAGTGCGTCGTCGCCACGATGGATTGATTGAAGTTCCTAATCAACAGAATCCAAACACACGTGATCTGGTCGATCCTATTAGTGGTCGTGTGGTTGCACAGGGCGGTATTGAGCGTCGTGTGTATGAGGAAGGTCAGCGTCATGCACGTGAGAACAATGCGCTAAAGCAGCAGTTGGCTACTGCACAGCGGCAGATGGGTGGTAACAATGAAGTGTTGCAGGAAGCTGCACGGCTGAATGTTGCACCGCAGGATCAGGTTGTTGCTATTCGCATTATGAGCGAGTTCATGCGTGATCCAGTGAAAACACTGGAATCATTAGTCGCAGAAGTGAAAAGCAAAGGCTATCCGATACCGTTCTTAGAACAAGGTATCAGTCAGGGTATCGACATGGCTGCTATTCAGCGCATGATTGATAATAAGATGATGCCTATCACTGAGCAACGTGAGCAGGCACGTGTGACGCAGGAAGCACAGCAGCGGGCACAGGTTGACCTCGATGCATTCCTCGGTGATAACGAAGATGCACATTCCAACCTTGACGTTCTGGCCGAAATGTTGCAAGCTCAGCCAGGATTGTCCCTCCAAAGTGCCTATACCAAGATGATTAGATGGGCACACAGTAATCAGTTGGACTGGACACAACCGTTGAAGCAGCAAATTGCAGCGCAACGGCAGCAGCCTCCTCAGCAAACGCAACAAGCACCAACACGCCCACTCCCAGGTGGTCGCAGTGTGCAACAGCAGGCCACGCCAGTAGGTAATGGCGCGGTCACACAACATAACGAGAATGCATCCTGGTCTGATATAATCAGGCAGTCGATGCAAGAACATGGTGTTAACTTAAACTGATGAGGTAGGCTATGCCTGTTGGAACCATTATCCCGGCTGTTGCAGATGTTCTGCACAGCACACTAACGAAGTCACGACGCAAGTTGGTCATGGCTTCGATCAAGTCGAATGCGTTGATGGCATGGGTGTTTGCTAACGATCGTGTGGAGTATGAGGATGGTGGTTATAACATTACCAATCC